CAACAAGTGAAGTCCACAGCTAAGCTGCAACAAACAAAAGTCGGCCCATTGGCGGGTACAATTGAGCCCCATCGCCTCAATGTGCTACACTATGTGTGTTATGAACTTTCCTTGCATCGTCTCATCTTGCTGCACCGGGTTGCGTGGAAACTCCCAACCTTGAGCTCGAGCCATAGTCGCTTTCATTCTGAGCATGGACCACATGGTGAGGCGTGAACTCAACGAATTCCTCCATGATCTAACGGCGCGAATCAAATCCCTCTTTCGAAGGGGTTGTTCTCGCACGGAAGTGAAGGAAAAGGAGATCACGGTCTCTGTGTTCCAGCCATAGCTAAACAGTGGCTTGAAGATGTCAAAGGACGAACTCTTCATGAAGATGGGGAAGAGAGCACCAACTACAGTGTCCGGCAGAGCGGGTGTGGTGATGATAAGGTGATCAGCCGTCTTACTCAGCCTCTCAAGCAGTGGCAGCAGCCTACTGATGTGAATCCGAGCACGGTCACTCCACGTCAGCTGAACATCATCAATGACATCCTCAAATCCTACATCCACGACAGCAACAGAGTACCGCTGCTTTGGAACATAGGTGAGGGCATCACGCTCTTCTGATGTCAGCCGCTCTGAGCGGGGTGCCTTGTACATGAAGGACTCACCAGCGCGTTTGTCACGAGCAAACATCTTAGACACGGAATGGACAGTGACTGCAGGGAAATGGGTAAGCAGTGCACATGCCACGGACCCCGGGTGGCCGCCAATGTCCAAAACATTGGTAGCGCGCACACCTAGACGCTTGATGGCTTCCAACACCTTAGCTCCAGCAGTCCCACGAGTAGACAGCGGAATGGAGAAGCTGCGAATCAGCTTCTTCAACCCATTTGAACCATCACGGCCCAAGTACTTGACGCTGATAGCCTCAGCACTGAAGGAAAAACCCTCAGCGACCGAAGCAAGGTCGCCAAGCAAAGAGCGCTTGTGGTAATCAAATTGGGGCACAGTGAAGGGGTCACCAAGGCCAGCGTACACCGAAGGGGTCAGATCAAGGGGCAGCCCATACAGTGATGCGATTACAGAAGGATCAAGAACAGTCGGCAGCGTCGTACGAAACATGCCGATATCAAGGCCCTTGTACCTGTAGGCGCGAACTGCACGGTCAGCGTCTACCTCTTGCACATTATACTCATCCTTGATGTGGTTGAGCATCTTGTAGCAGAGGTCCCTGACTTCCAGGTTAAAGAAGTTGTCAATCAAGTGACCAACGATGGCTTCAGCTGCGGCCACAGGCTCAGCGGCTGGAATGTCAAGTGGGTTGTAATGCTCCGGCATAAGCAACCTGGCATCTGTCTCCACAGTGGCACGGAACGGATAATACTCACCAGACTTCTCGTCAAAGTAGATGAACTTTGATAGGAAATCGATTGATGAGCTGATCGTGCCAGAGTGTACGTACTTGACGATGCACCCAAGACGAAGGTATGCATTCTCAAGTAGCGAAAAGTCAGCGCCAAGTGGTGCCAGGAACAAGTTGTCGTCGCCATAGAGCTTGTGAGGGGGAACGAATCCGAAAGCCTCAGACGCTGCCCTACGGAATAGCACCTCATGAATGATGGTGTTATCGATCGACGTCAAGTTCCACCCACTCTTCATACCAGCATGCAGCTGAAAGACGTGGCTTCCGGGAAGGATGACTTTGGCCTCAATCATGTGTTCATACAAAGCATCAATAGTGGTCTGCCAGAAGGAGAGCACGTCTGGTGGGCATACCTTAGGCAAAAGCCGAAGGTGAAATGCCTTAGCACCACGAAGCAGTGCAGCCTGCATACCGGCGTCCCAGTTGCTGATGTCGAGAGAAGCGAATTGCGAACCCGTAGGCGCCCTGCCCCTGTTCGCTCCAAAGTAGTGCATAAGCTTTGAGGCCCCAGCGTTAAACCAGGAAAACCCAATAGCGCTCCACGATGGTGCAAACTTGACAAAGGCACGTGTGAAAGGATCCGCATACTTCTGCATGATCAGAAACAATGAGAATGCCTGATAACAGATCAGTCTGGCAGAATCAGGGCTGTCAGGGGCAATGAGTTTAGCCCTACCAGTTGTCAGCCAGAAGAAGGGTTTAAACAGCACACCAGGAGATGCACCATCGTTGATCTGTACCAGCATACTCTCAGCAGTATTAGCAGCGCTAGCAAAAGCGTCGCGCCGTTTAGTACCACTTTTGAACGGGTAGCCAGCAGCAGATGAACCCTCGTAACCGACGTCACGAACTGATAGGTTGTTGCCCAAGACTTGATAGAAATCGTCAATTACAGTAGTGGGTAATGAGGAAGCATACTCGTCAGCCAGGTCAGTGAATGACTTTTCAAAGTCCTTCAGACGAAGCTTCTGAGCATTGTCGAACTTCCGCATCGACTGCAACTTCAGATCAGTAGTAGGATTGACACGTTTGTATGTGGCTCTAGCCACTGACAGGCGGGTAGGAGCGAACCTGTCGAACATGTGAGTGATGAAGTATGAGACCGGGTACTTGACCGGGTCGGAAGCGGGAAGATGATAAGAAGGGTGAATACCAAGGTACAGGATGAACTTAAGCGTGAGAGCAAAAGCTTGAACCCTGGCTTTGAGAGATGAACGCAAAGCCTCAAACATGATAGGACCAGCACAAAGCATGGCGCCCTCATCAATATTGTAGACAATGCGCAGGAGGTTAATAAGGATAGTGATGACATACGAAGATGGAGACGTCATGAACCAAAGCACAAGGCCTCGGATCGATGCCATTTCCACTCCGATGGACCAGCTTAACTCATACACTGTGATGTCATCGCACAACGCAAATGCGACAGTGATGGCTTGCAGCGTATAAGTTGCGGCCAGGATCGATGCATAGAATGCAAAGACCCCGCTTATCCAACGAAGGACCGCGAACCGCAAGTCAACTGGTTTGCGTGGGTGCATCACGTACTCGTTAAGAAGGGGCTCATGTATGTTAGAC